ACCATGGTCCACCGCTCTTTCAAGCCACGAATGTAACACGATGTTGACGTTCGTTGGGTGTCATTGTGAACGCCAGCTTCACCCCCTGCACCATCTCGGGACGTCGCCATCCATACAAACATGTATCCATCGTCTCCAGTCATGGTGATTGAACCGGGGGTTGTTTCGAGACCGAAAGGAGTGGTAAGCATTGAACGCATGTTATCCTGTTTCTTCCGAGATGTGATGTTCAAAATAGATTTTCGGGACATAGCTCGTCTCCTATAGGTCGACCTCTTACGAAATCCTGCACGGCGATACGTACTAACCCTGCGAGTGGATACCCGCTTCACGTAACGCCTATTCCGACGCAGGGGTCTCAATATTGTTCGACGACGGTAGACCATTTTAGCGTGACAAAAAATTCGCAAAATGGTTCTCAGATATACTGAGGGGGGTTGTGGTATATATAGTGAACGGTTGTCACCGTCACTGGGCTATAATATTAGTTTGCCCAGTTCCTCGTTGTGACATCACATGACATTTGATTTTCATTGCAGATATGGCCTCTTCACCTACTCCCAATCCGATGGACTCGACCATTGGAAAGTCCTTGATCACTTTACAAAACTTGGAGCAGAGTGCATCATCGGTAAAGAGTCACATGCTGATGGCGGGACTCACCTACATGTGTTCGCTGATTGGGGACACCGAAAGCGCTTCCGAACAGCTCACTTTGCAGACGTGGACAATTACCACCCTAACATCGTCCCGTCACGCGGAACTCCTGCTCTTGGATGGGATTATGCGACGAAGGATGGAGACGTTGTCGCAGGAGGGCTTGGACGACCCTCCGACACCACAATATCAATGGTGCGAAAGGATGAGGTATGGCATCGGATACTGGACGCTTCGACTAGAGAAGAATTTTGGGAGCTTGTTCGGGAACTGGCTCCTGCTGACCTCGCCCGATGTTATCCTAACCTATCCAAATACTGTGACTGGAGATATGCTCCACCAAGCATTGGGTACAACGGACCTACTCGCGGAGACATTCGTTTCTCGTTGCAGGGCCACCCTGGACTCCTCAGATGGCTCGAGGCTTTTGATCAAGTCTGTAATGGACAACCTGGTGAGTTCGTCCTCGGGGGGGGCATCCTCCCTTCGCTACGCTCCGGGGGCCTCGCCTTGCGGCTCGTACCACAACCCCCCCTCTCGTCCTCCATGAACACAAAAAGCAAGCGCGGTTTTGCTGACTAAGCATAGGCAGAGGCAGATCCCTGGTGTTATGGGGTGGATCGCGATTGGGGAAGTCAACATTCGCGAGATCTCTTGGTGAGCACATCTACTTTGGTGGACTCTTTAGCGGAGGAGCCGCCTTGGCAGGGGGAGACACTGCCAAATACGCCGTTTTCGACGATATCAGAGGGGGAATCAAATTCTTTCCAGGATTCAAGGATTGGCTTGGATGCCAGCCCCATTTCATGGTCAAACAACTGTACCGAGAGCCAGTGCTTCTGCAATGGGGACGACCAAGCATCTGGATCTCAAACACAGATCCAAGATGTGAACTAAGCGTTGATGATGTAACTTGGATGGAAGTAAATTGTGAATTCGTATTCATAGAAGACCAAATATTTATTCCTACTTAACGTTCATGCCAATACAAGGTAGCCTCCGCATTAACTTGTAACTCATCTGATGAAGTGCTGCCTAATCCAGCAGAAAAGAAATCACAAACATAGACATCTCCAACAGATCGTCTATCTTGAACAGAATAATGTGAGTTTAAGATAACGTTACCATTCTCATCATCATCATAAACCAAATTCTTGTTGATTGGATGCCAAAAGTTTCGCTTTGTAATGACACCCCGGTCATTACCACTCCGTATGTTCGTTGTTTTGTCATACAAAACATTAACCCTAAGATTGTCGAGTTTCGCATTCATAACACCGATCCAATCTTTTCCTTCTTCACCCTTGAAGAGTATTCTTTGCAGTTGCAGTTGAAGTTGGGGTTGCCGATAATCACCAGTCTGAGGAGCCAATTGCGTAAAAGCTCTTACGTAACCATCTGAAAGTTCCTTAAAATATTCTGCAGTTTGGGGATCGTCGTCCAAAATCTCTTCGTCATCGACCCGATAGATTGCATCCCCTGTAAACGTAAACACAATTCGCCTATGTTGCCAAGGAGCAGGGCTCCCTGTAACCATGGTCCACCGCTCTTTCAAGCCACGAATGTAACACGATGTTGACGTTCGTTGGGTGTCATTGTGAACGCCAGCTTCACCCCCTGCACCATCTCGGGACGTCGCCATCCATACAAACA